GTTTTAGCATCTTTAAACATATCTCTAGACAACATACCCATATTAAGAATCTGTGCTAATGTAAAGCGTTTAAATGTTAGTGCAATTTTTTGTAGTCCGCCAATAGCACCTTGACCTTGTAACCAACGTGGTCCTGCTTCTGGTATAGCTTCTGTATGAACTCTAGCTGTAAGGTCAATAGCTTTTTTAATAGCTTGTTCATGAGTATACCCATCTTGAAGAGCAACATCATAGGCTGCTAATGCAGTTACTTCTCTATTAAATCTTTCTGTACCCTCAAATGTAAGACCTAATAATGTATTAGCTTTATCTTTCCATAATTGATATTTATCAGATGGTGCTTCAGCAATACTATGTAGTTCACGACCAATACTATAAGTTAATACACCACTTCTTAATAATTTATCATGCAAATCTTTATATTCAGAAGATAACTTGTCATTAACACCAAATGTTCTAATTCTATATATTTTACCTAAATACTCTTTACTATCGTCATATCCGCCTTGGAAGAACATTTTAGTAGCTTTAGCAATCGCTTGGCTAGCTCTAGAATAGTTATAATTACCATTTTTATCTACGGCAATATGTTGTAAAGCTACCATAGGAACAGCTGTAGTATTCACTAATGCAGATGATATGTTACCTGCAATACTCATTAAGAAGTTAGCTTGGCTTGCACGATAAGCCCACCATTCAGCAGATGGATTATCAATGAATTTACGTCTTTCCATAAGTTCATGCATAACATCTGAAGCTACTTTATTCTCACCACTTTTAATAAAATCTTCTTTTAAATTAGAATAAGCTTTATCAATTTCTGGGGCATATTTTAAATTAGCTAATTGACTAGCCATCTTAGGAGCTGTCCTTGCATAGCCTTGAACTAAATCTTGAATATATCCTAAGTCACCACGTCTTTGATTAAATGATTGTCTAATAGATTCTGTTGGGAATAATGATAAATAGGTATGGTACATATCATCCATTGACTTCTCAGTTGCACCACCTTCTTTCATAATCTTTAATACGTCGGCTACAAAACCTGATGGAGGCGCAGTTCTATGACTAATATCTTGTAATTTAGAATAGAGTTTAATATCTTTAGGATTCATACCTTGTTTTACTAAGGCATCCTTAATCATATTTATTTCTCTAGGAGAATCTTTAGCAATAGAAGTCATTTCACCATTAGGATTCATATATTGCAACCAGTATTGACCTCTACGTAATAACGGTACATAAAACGGTTTTTGAGAGGACTCAAACTTTTTCCTAATCTGCATAGACTTGCTTGGCACTGCATTAGCTACAAAGTCTACATATTTATTTCTATAATCTTCATAACTATTAACAATATCTTTAGCTAAAGATTTTAGTTCTTCTGGTAAAGAATTAAATGATTTTACTAACTCATGGTCTTTATTTTTAGGGTCTCTAGGATCAATATCTAAGCGAGATAATTCATGTATAGTATTATTAAATTTATCTACAATAGGTTTAGAATATTTCTGGATAGCAATAATGCCTTTATTAGCAAGATTATCTATATGCTTTCTTTCTATTACGTGGAAATGATTTCTATCTTTAACTGCTGTTTCTAATGTTTTAATAGAAGGTAGTTCTTTACCATACAACATATGTAATTTAGATAATTCTAATGCACCTAACCAATACTTACGCATGCCTTCTGTTGCTTTAGAATACCAATTTAGTGCTTTATCTTTAAATGTATTATCAAACTCAGGAAGTTTATCTAGTATGGCATTAGGTGATGATAATAATTCTTCTACATCATGCTCACGTCCTGGAGAGTCTGTAATAATAGAGAAGTGTTTAACTTTTTGTAGTAAACCTTTACCTGCGTCAACATAAGTTGCTGGTTTACCCTCAATAGCAGCTTGTAATTTAGCTACATCTTTATCTATTGATAGATCAGGACCTTTGAATAGTTCAGAACTATGATCTAATATTTCGTGGAATAGACTTTCATATTTTTGTGGAACACCTAATAAGTCCATTATGTTCTGAATAAACTCAGTAAATAGTGAAGGCAATCTACCTCTTGGTTTAGCTTTTGAAGTAGGTGCTGTATTCTTTAATAGTTGTCTAAATTTATTATCATGTGGGTTAAGAGCTTCTGCTACGAATTCATGTATGTCATCTAGACCATAGTGATCTTCATTTCTATTCTTAGCTGCTTCTTTTGCAGCGTTAAACATTCTTACCCAACGTTTACCGATAACTGAGTTAGGTTTTGCAACTGGAGTTACACCGTATGCAGCACCTCTTGGGTCAGGTACATGGTCAATATGTTTATCTATTTCATGTGCAGTAGCGGCGTGAATGCCTTCATGTAATAAACTCTCGGCATTACCTGATTGATAAAGTTTAGCTTTATTTTCAGCAGAGTCGTATTCACCTGTAAACTTCTCATAGTTGATTAGTTTTCTAGATGCTTCTTCTCCCATTGTACGCTTTTCACCAGTAAATTCACCGATGTAAGTCTTAGGACCTTTTTTGCGTATATCTTTAGGTTGTGGATGTTTAGCGGTTTCAAATGCTACGTCTGAAACATTTTTAGTGTTGAGTAATAAATTAGCAAGGGCTTGTTGACCTTTACTAATAGGCATCTTCTTGAGAGTTTTTAATGCATCACCTAGTGTTTTTACATTCTTGAATTTTCTTTGGAATGTTGAACCTTCAGTTAATTCTGCAGGAGTTGTAGTAGATAAATCTAGGTTTTTATTTTCTTCAGCTTCTTTTTGTGAAGCGTAGATATCAGAAGCTTCTTCACCAGCTTTATGAAGTTTCTTAGATAGTTCTTGTTCTCTTTCTAATAAGGCTTTACGATCAAGTTCTGCTTGTTTAATTTCTTCAGGAGTCTTAGCAGCTTTTTCTTCTTTAGCTACTTCTTCTTTCTTCTCACCAAGACCTAAATACTCTTGACCGCTTTCATCTTTAGTTTCATATATCTTAGCTTCTTTTAATGCAGCGTTGACATCTTTTGCTCCTTCAAGAGCTCTACCATTATCAACTCGATTGAAACCCATTGTAGATCCGATATCTCTGCTAGTTCCGGTGTCAGTTTCATCTTCGGATTTGAGAGATACTGCATCGCTTTCTCCAGTTGCTGCGGGCTTAGTTCCTTCAACATTTTTTGCTCCTTCTGGTGCTTGAATACCATCTAATAGTTTAGCTGCTGCAGATGCATTTGTATTTTTTAAATCATTAGCTACATCTGCAACTTTATTATATACCGCCGGGTCTTTCAAACTCTTATCTTTTAATTGCGCTGCAAGAGAACCTTTAATGCCTGCTTCTTGTAATTTTTGTGAAGTTAATTCGTGTTCAGGTACAGGCTCGATAACAGAGAATAGTTGTTCATATTCTTTTTGTTTTTGACTTAGCACATCTTCGTCTTTTAAAGTAAACGCTTTCATGCGTTGTTGTAACTGAGTTCTAATTTTGTTTTGGTCAGCCTTTGTATAGTCAAAGAAGTAATCCTTGATATTATCTAGTACTTGCTTAGTGCCTTCTGGCGTAGCTAACAATGTATTCACTTTTTCTTGATTTTGTTGAACACGACTCTTAGCTTGCTCTTGTTCTATTTCAGGAGTAGGTTTGCCTTTTTCATCAAATAAAGATTGTTGAGCTGTAGGCACTTCTTCTGGAGCTGGTGGAGCTGGAGGTGGAGCTTCTGGGGCTGGTGGACCTGCTGGACTTGGTGCTTGCTCTTCAGTAAACATAGGTTGTTGTTGCATAACCCCAGTTTTAATATCCATCTCACGTTTAGCTTGAGCATCAGCAATAGCTTGGTCTTTTGCAACTTTTGTAGCTTGAGCTTCATCTAGTTTTCTATTAGCTTCACCACGACCACTACCTGTAAGAACATGGTAGGCACCAAATACAGGGGACATTAATAACGCACTACCAATATCATGTTTATAAGATTCTAAAGCTTCAGGACTTGTTACATCTTCGCCAGCTTGTGCACGACGTAATGCTTCGTCTGCAGTCATCATACCAGCACCTGAAGCAAAGTTAGACGCAGTAGAACCTAGATATTCAGTCCATTTACTTGATAAACTTTTAGCAGCTTCTGCGTGTGTTATTTCACCATCTACGATTTGTTTAGATAATTTAGTAGCTTGGTTTTCTAATTGAGGAGCTAATTTATTACTTAATTTACCTAGTCCAGGCACACCTAAAGTATCAATAGCACCTTGAATAAGACCTGTTAAATCAGCAGCGAGTAAGTTTACTTTTTGATCGGGATGTAAATCTTTTTGTTTATCAATATTTTGACCAGCTTCTTCAAACCCGTTAGCTACAGTAGTACCAATTGCACGTCGAGTAGCTGTGCTTAGAGTTAGACCAGCAAGTTCTTCAGGAAGTAAAGGAGCAGCAGCAACACCTACTAATGCAGTAGGACCAAATGTACCTAAGATATTACCAACAGGACCTGTTACATTTGATATAGCAGTGCCAACACCAGGTAAAATACCACGTTGAAATGCAGCGGCAGTTTCACCAGCATAAGGTTCTTCATACTTAGTAGCAGCTTCTGCTTTATTTTGTTTACCAGCTTCAGATAATGAAGGCATACCTAGATTCTCACCTAAGAATGTTTCTACATTACCTAACCCTGATTGTAAACCAGCTTTAACGCCAGGAATAAAACCTTCCTTAGCGATATGTTGTTTCATATGTGGGATATATTCGTTTTCGATTACATTAGCAATCTGTTCTTGGGACATATCGTCCGGAAAGTTTACAGGTCCATAACCCTGTACGTTTATTTTAGGCATAATTAATTAATTAATCGGTAGCTCGAAGGTAATGAGTTTCATTTGTTTTTGGATCAGTTACAAAACTTCCTATTTTTGGACCTTGACTTGCTGGAGATTTACCTTCTAAAAAATCATAGAAATCTTTTTGACTTAATCCTTTTTTCAAACCATATGATCCAGGATCTCTATTATAGTTAGTCCAATGAGTTAATTTTTGAGTATCAGTTAATGCGCCTTTACCTTCTAATTTAGCGCCAGACCCATAATAATCGCCTTCTTTTTTAGCTTTATAAGCTTCGCCAAGATAATATGCAGATTTAGGACCAGTTTCTGCAGCTTTGATAAGGTTATCATTATTAGCTTTTTGTATTTCAATACCAGCATTAATCTTAGCCAATTCAGTTGCATGATTTAAATCATCGATATGTTGTTGGCTATTAATGCCCGTAGTAACAGCAGAAATCCTTTCAGCACGTTGGGCTTTATTAAGTTGGTTTTGAATATTAAGTTGTTGTAACTCAGCGGCTTCATTTTTCTCTTTAGCATCATTGTATGCTTTAAGACCTGCGGTACCACCTTCAGCAATATTTTGTAATGCAAATCTAGATTTACCTGCAGCCATTGCAAAACCTGCTTGAGCTAATGCCATCCATGGAGCTGTATCTTCATCATGTTTAGTTTTCTCAGCCATTTTATTTAATTTTTCAGTAAGCTTATCTGTAGATTCATCAGGTCCTACTAACTCATTAAACATATTTACAGTATTCTTAGCTATATCTTTAGAATCTACTTTTGCATTATCATATAAGGATCTAATACCTTTTTCATCAATCTGCTTACCAAATCTATTTACAGATGCATTCATAATTGACATTGGATCAAGAGATGGTTCTGCACCTGCTGCTGCATTTGCTGCAAGGGATACATTAGGGTTATTTCCAGTAGGAGCTACATTACTTACAGGAGATTTTAAATAATCACTAAAGTTACCTGTTGGGGTTGGTGTTGGATTAGCAGCTGGAGCTGGTGGTTTTAATTGTGATGTCCAATCAGGATGTACACCCATAGAACTTAATTGATTTTTTTGTATATCAGTAGTAGGACCAGGCATACCTAATACTAATTTAGAATTATCTTTTGATGTTGTAGGAATACCAAATTCATTTAATACAGAATTAGGGTAATCATAATTAGGTTTAGGGAAATCTGGACCAGCAGTTTTTAACCAATTTTCATACGCTATATCAGCATCAGTAAGTCCATCTGGATTAACAGCAGAACCTGTTTTACCGCTAAATGCAATAATGCCGCCTCCTGCATAGTTTTTTTCTTGGAACATATGGTCACCAACAGGTAGTTGTGATAGACCAGCTTGTTGTGGATGTGGTTCAGCTTGAGCTACAAGTTGTTGAGCTACTGTTTGTGTTTGAGGTTGAGCAGGAGCTTTTTTATTCATCTCTTGCAACATAACCATAGCTTTATATTGTGGTATACCTACGGCAGCTGCATAGTTTGGATCTTGCATTACTCTAATAAGTTGATCTTTAGAAGCTGGAATCGTTGGTGATATACCTGCTGCATTTAATGGACTATACATATTATTTTCCTTGTTAACTTGTTGCCTTAGCTAAACCTAATGCACCTAAACCTAAACCTGCAACTTGAGATGCCATAGATGGTGCTGGTGCGTATTGAACTTGTGAAGAACCTAATGCATTAGCATTACCACGAAGAATGTCACTGTAGTATTGTAATTGTTGTTGTGGGTAGTAATACTGAGCCATTGCATTTTGGTAAGCAGTATTGAGGTTTTGTTGAGCCAATTGTTGCTGTTGTTGACCTGCTGCAGTTTGCGCACCAAGATTAGCCAAGTTAGCTTGATTTTGAGCAGTACCTAAAGCACCAATACCTTGAGCTGCAGTTTCACCTGTTTGTAATCCAGCTTGACCTAACTGTGCACCTAAATTAGCTGCATATTGTTGACCTTGAGCTGTTGCTTGTTGAGCTGCTAAGTTAGCTTGGTTCTGAGCATTAAATGCAGTCTGAGCATTTTGATAACCTGTATTTAAACCTTGACCTAGAATATTAGCTAGGTTCATATTTTGGTTTTGTTGGTTTTGTGCTTGTTGTAATGCTTCTCTAGAACCACTAAATGTACCTTGTCCTATAGATTGTGCTGCATTACCTGCGTTTTGTTCACCATATACTTGTTGTTGGTATTGTAATTGTGGTAACAATGACTGCATTAAATATGGGCTCATGTATTGTTGAGCTGTTTGATTATTCCATTGTTGTGCAGTAATTTGTGACGGATCGTAACTTAATGCTTGATTAATACCAGCACCAGCTATAGCATTACCTAAGTTTTGACTATTTTGAAGTCCTTGAGTTGCTTGTTGGAATTGAGCAGGTGTAGTTAAATTAGCTGCTTCTGTTTGAGCTTGTTGTTGTAATGGATTAAATTGAGCTACTTGTTGTTGTGGTAAATTTGTACCTGGTTGAACACCTGTAACATTACCTGATGAATCTGTAGTAAATACTTGGTTACCAACAGAGTTTAATAGTTGTTCATAATATGGTTGTGCATATTGGGGTAAGTTAGTAGAGTATGAAGTTTGCGTAGTAGAACCGCCACCACCACCTCCGTCACTCCAAAAGGTAAAGAATCCAACAAGGCTAGATAGCCAATTAGATAAGTTAATCAATTTCATAAAAGTTTCTCCACAACATTCATAGACTTTTCAAGTCCTAGTTTCATTCGATATAATCTTGCCTGTGCATCTTTAGCCCAAGCTCTAATTTTTGTGACACCTTGTGATCTAGCCCAAGTTTCATATTGACTTACTGTATCTTTATCAAATAAACCTCGACCACCCATTGCTACTGTATGTGCTACTCTATGATTAGAATAGTTTATTAATTCTACTGCAAATGCTCCAATAACTTTTGAATCTTCTGTAACTACAAATAAAATTTGATAATTACGAGCTAAACTTACTTTCATTTGGTCAGCAGTTGAATCTCCTGCGCCATACATTTCAGATTTTTCAAAAAACGGTTTTAGTGTATCCCACATCGCATAAACATGATTAGGGTCAACTATTTGTATTTGTTTCATGCAGGTAAGTATTTCTCTGCGTTAATTTCGTGACCTTGTTTAGTATGTCCTGTACGAGCTTTACGTACTTTATCTAACATAGAATATAATCTTTGTGAACCTGCTTTTGATGATCCGTTACCTAAATGAGAAACTACATCAGCTGGAATTACAAATTCACCATCAGCTAATCTTGCAGGTTGTTTATTATCAATAGTTGCATGAATAGAGTCACTCATACCATCACCAGGTCCATCAAGGTATCCACCTGATTTAGCACTGATAGATCTAAATAACCCAGTTAATCCAGTATCATTTTTAAGTCCAGCATCATCTTTAAGTCCACTAAGTTCAGCAACACCACCTGCAGCATAACCATAACCTGCGTTAGAGTCAATAGGACCACCTACATATGGAGTTTGATAGTTACCTAACTGTATACCTTGACCTAGACCACCAGGATTATTTGGATTTAATATTAAAGGTATTTGACCTGGTTGTTGATTTTTTAAATTAAGTCTAAAGTTAGGATTATATGCTTCAGCTGGGTTTGTACCTAAATTAGTATTAGGTGTGAAAGCTCCACCACTATATAAAGCGCCAACTAAAGGTAATCCTAAACTTTTACCTAATGCCATAGTTGGTGAAGAAGAACCTGTTTGTTTTGCTAAATTAGATGCAAAGTCAGATCCAAAATTAGTAGCTTTAGATAACATACTAGAATCTGCTGCAGTATTAGCCCCTGCATTTAGAGCATCTTGTGATAATTGAATACCTTGTGAACCAACACCATTAGATGCATTTATTAAATCAGAAGTAGTAATACCAGGAGCTCCTGAACTAGAAGCAAGCTCTGAAGCGCCGGTTATAGGGTTTTCTACATATCCTACTGTAGATCCAATATTATTAGCTACTGGAGCAGCCATCGTTGATGCACCACCAAGTCCACTTAATGTATTATTTAAAGCGCCACTGATATCATAACCACCTGCACCACCTAAACCTGCCATAAGACCTGAAACAGGGTTACCTGTAGCTAAAGCTGTACCTGCACCCACTGCTAAACCTGTAGTTAAAGCACTATCAAATACGCCAAATCCAGCGGGTCCTAACATAATACCGGCAGCTAATGGCAATAATGAGCTAAAAAAACCACCTAAACTGAAGGCTTCTGGCATACCTGTATGTGGGTTAACTGTTAAAGAGGTTCCTTGAGATTTAGCTAAAGCTTGTAATCCAGCGACTTCGCTTGGACTAACGTGCATAATCATAGTATCGCCATTGCGACCTAAAGATGCTAAACCTGATGCTTGAGAATGAATCATAGAAAGTCCTTAAATTTGCTTAATTGTACCATATACTATGTTGCCTCACCACCCGAAATAGTAACTGTAGCACCTGTTGTAGAAGCACTAACACGTATTAATCCGCCGGTTAACATAATTTGAGTACCTGTCCAGTGATATATAGAATTAGCAGCTACAGAATACCCATATAATAAGGCATTTCCAGTTCCAGCCGTACCACCACTAGGTACTAAATGTATATTAACTGTGATAGCTGTTCCAGTAGTATTACATATATTAATGTCTTTTACATAGGTTCTAGTATTAGCGGGCACAGTATATACTGTAGCTAAAGTTCCTGTAATAGCTGCTTGAGCTAGTTGATTACCGATTATGTTTTGATAGTTTGACATTTAAAATCCACCTGTACCTAACCAGTTTAAAGTATTAAGACTATTTACTTGTTGTATAGTATCTACGTTAAATGAATCAATTTGATTAAAATAAATACGGAAAGCATTATTATTTTGATTTTGGTATGGTTGCTCATAATTTTGAGGTGCAATAGGTAATGCTGGTGCTTTTGTTGTAGTAACTGGTGCACTTATAATCTGGTTAGCTTGAACTGCAGTTGTCATAATTAGCTTCTTCTTCCGTCTTCTCTCATATCAAATCTAAATGCACCTGCTTGCCATTGAGTTCCTACTGTATTAGAACCTAATGTAAAATACATTTGACGACCACGTGCACGTATAAAGACTTGGTTTGTATATTGGTTTAATGTAGCTGTAGCTTCTGTTACGTTTTGAATAGTTGAAACACCTTCGGCATCTGTAGTAGATGCAGCTGCACCTGGAAAGTTTCTTACTCCAACTGTAACTGATAATTGTGGAGTTATGGGAGCACCTGTTACAGGGTTATTAGTTTCAGATCCTGTAAAGTCTATATCGGGTATAACACGTCTTAATAAACCAAATTTATCACCCTCATTAATATCAATATCAGAAGTAGTAATATAAGATGTAATAGGGTTTGGAGTTGCACCTAAAGGTTGACCATCATCTGTACCGTTTTCATGAGTATATATCCAACCATTATTAGGAGATAGTGGAAATGAAAAGTCACCTGCATCAATCCATGTTGTTCTGACTAAATTACCATAATACCAAATTTGATCTTGGAAGTTATAAATTACATAAGTATCAATTTCACCTGATGTAGATGCTTGAGATGCATAGAACCATATAATTTCATTAAACTTATTATTAACTCCCGCAAATACAATAGGAGCTTGAGTAGGATTAATACTTGTTGGGTTATTACTATCAAATATATATTTTCTAATTGAACAAGGTAATGTATTTACTACACCGTTATAAACATAGAATCTATCTCGTCCCATCCAATATACTGTATTATTAATTGCAGTTACAGCATTAGGTCCCATGATAGATATATTATGTGATAATTCAGATATTCCAAATACAAGTTGTGTACCTAAAAATTGCATAGAATTTAAAGATACGTTAGTAAATACTAGAATTTCTTGTTTAGTACTTATAGCAGTAACAATACGAGAGCCTGATTGAACTTGTAAATCACCTGCTAAGTTAGTAGCAGTGGGTTGCCATACACCAGGTTGAGGACCATAAGTTGGGTCAACATTAGACCAACGAATAAGTAATGGGTTATAAGTTCCTAAATAGTCAGGTGCAGCTCCAGCTGCATTATATGAAGTGCATCCAAATGCAATTAAGAATCCAGTAGTTGAATTAAATAAAATCTTCTGTACGTTTTGAGGAACAGCTATAGCACCTGTAGTTGTATTTAGTGGTACAGCTACATTTGAAAATGAGTTATTATAAGTCCAGTAATAAATGATACCACCTGTTTGACCTACTGAATCATATGAGGTATTAAAGATTAAATCATTACCAAAGTTTTGCATAAAGTTAAAACGAGGCGGAATATATACAGCAGATGTTGAACCTGAACCCCAAGTACTACGACCCCAAGTAGAAGTACCCCAACCATATCCGGCAGTTACATTAGAAGCTCCCGTATTAATCTGAAATACTGCAGTAATAGCAGTACCGCCCCCAGAAGCTACAGTTGAAGTAGCAGCAGAAGCTACAGTGATTTGGAAGGTATTAGGTGTTACATTAAAGATTTGAAACTGTTGATTTAAGTTTGCAGCACTAACTCCACCCACTGCAGTAGCTCCACTAAATGTTACAGAGTCTCCATTAACTGCACCATGAGAAGTTATAGTTACTGTTACAGTAGTAGAAGTATTTTGAGTAGCAAAGCAATTATCTGTTGTAGGTGTTGTTGAATGAGTATATGTAGCCCGAATAGGTGTTATATCATAAAGAGTTGTACCTGCATTAATATATATCTTTTGATTGGTACCTAACGCTGCAAGTAAATTACCGTCAGATGTAGTATAAGTAAATATAGTACGCGCAGACCCAATATAAGGTGTAAGTGTTTGAACTTGCCAGCCACCAAACTTTTCAGGAAACCCATTTCTAAAGCGTACAAGTTGTCCATCATACCAACCACCTTTATTAGCAAGGTCAGTTGTATCTTTAACTATTCCTGGTTTTAGTATTATTTTCTGTAATGGCATATTAATCTTTTAAATATAATTCTTTTTCAGCTTCTCTTCTAGCTTTTAATCCTGCTAATTCTTTAGGTCCTACATGGTCAAACTTAATCATCTCCGCAACTACTTCTTCTGAATCATCATCTCCATTAATCATAGGAGCTATATATTTTTTGAACTCTGCAATCCCCAAATTAAACACCCAACTAATACAAGCGTCAAACTGATTTTGGGTAAGAGGCACAACAAGACACATATTAAGTCCTCGTTCAAACCTAGCAATGTCCTCAATAAGTAAAGCATTTATTTCTTCTTCTGTGAAATCTCTATTAATGTTTGCAGGAAGCGATTTCCCATCCCCGATAAGATGACCATAACCAATAGTCCAAAGACCGCCAGCGTCACGATAAGGACTACGACGGCAACCTTCAAAGCGTTTAATAAGATTAACAGCATTTTCACTTGCTTTCATTAGGTTCTGTATCCTTTTTCATCATAACTGCCGCACCATGAGCACCAGCAATTACTCCAATAGACTGAGCGAAATCTTTAATATTAAACATATTACCAATATAAGCGTCATATAAAGCTCCCGCAATCACAACAAGTGTTGTAACAAGCCAAGACCATCTAGCAATATCATGTGTTTCATTATCTTTTCCAGTCACTAAATGTTTTAAATTTGGTATCATTTTATTTTACTTTGTTCTTTGATCCAGTTTTCTAAGTCTATTAATTGTTGTGAAACTTCATGATATGTAGTGTAATTATCTACAATAGTCTGTTCAGCTTTATCTAATGGTGCTTTATCGGGCAACGTATTTAACTTAGGAGGTAATAACATTAATTCCCCTGGAGGTGTAGGGAAATCAGTCCTTAGCTGCGTCGTTGTGCAACCTGATAAAAGACTCAGGAAGCTCACAATTAGCATTATCTTTATTATTAATTTGACTTTTAAGGGCTTCATTTTTAGCTCTAATTGTTTTAATTTGTTTATCATACGTTACTTTAATCTTAGATGTAGCTACATTTTGAGCTACTTTAATTTTATCTATTGCATGTTTATATTCAACTAATACATCTTGTCTACCTTTAATATAAGCACCATACGCAAATATAACTAATGCTAAACATTTAAGTATAAATCTAGGTCCTTCAGCGGTTGTACTAAAAAACCCAACTACACATTCAAATATAAATAATGCAATTCCTATAGCCATAACCAACAAAGGTAACCATGTTGGTAAAATACTTAATAGCCAGTTAAAACTAAACAATCCCAATGAAATAACTCCTATTAGGATTCAGGCAGCTGGCGGTGTTGATGCTGATTGATCTACCTTAACAACTGCTTCTTCTTTTACTAATTCGTTATTAATTAAAACATCTAATGCATATACAACAGTATGAGCTTCATCAAGTAAAGCTTCTGACCATCTGATTAAAACTCTAAATACAAATAGTAATACTACAATCAAAAAGTCTTTAAGTTCATTAAGTTTTTGTTTCATATCTTTCTCCTATTTAAAAGTTTGTGTATAACATAAAGTCCAATTACTACTAATACAATCTTGAGCTGCTTTTAAAGTCATTTCATTTTTGCATACTCGTCGATGTAATTCATTCTCTAACTTATCTTTAATATGTGCATTATAAGGTGACCCACAATAGCTTTGTGGCCATAAGTTTTTAATATCGTTTGCACCACCCAACTCTAAGCTAATTAAGTGATCTATTTCATAACCTTCTTTACATACTGATCTATCATTGCCTGACATTTTATATGATGTAAATACTTGCTTTTTTAATGAGTCAGGTACATTACGCACCAATGAAGTGCTTGTTGTACAAAGTTCTCTGACGGATGCATCACGCATATAGCCGGGTGTAATTCTTGGATTGGGAATCTCTGCAGGTACGCCTGTGTGTAAGTGCATTAAACCTAAAAATAATATTGCAATTTGTTTTTTCATATTAGAATGTAATAGTTCCTGATGAGGTAAATTGATAAATTCTAGTTGTTGCTGTAGTAATAACTGTTGGGCTTCCTGTGGTTGTAGCTGCTTTATATGAAATTGGATATGCAATTACTACAACACCAGAACCACCAGCACCATTTGTATTGTAATTAGATCCAGCATATACGCCACCACCGCCACCGCCTGAACCTGTATTTGCATAAGCATTAGTAGCATTATTACCGCCACCATATTGATTATAAGTTCCAGTTCCACTAGCAGCAGAACCACCACCAGCTAAATAATATGTGCCACCTGAATTATATCCTACAGTTGAGCCTGTAATAGGGTTTGCAATACCAATGCCATAAGCACCACTGCTAGCTGCACCACCTGCACCACCACCTGCACCACCGTTACTTCCTGCATCTCCAGCAGAACCTGCATATCCTTGTCCTGAAGTACCTGACCCGCCTGAACCTCCCTGTGCTCCACCGCCACCGCCAGATCCACCATTACCACCATTTACAGTATTAGCTCCACCAGAACCACCGCCTATAGCAGTTAATGTAGTAAATCCAGAACCAGTAACAGTTGAGTTTTGACCATTAGTGCCTGATGCTGGACCATATCCACTAGCACCACCTTGACCAATAGTTACAGTATAAGTAATATTGGGTTTAAATAATTTAGATGTAGCAGTTAATACACCACCTGCACCGCCAGATGCACCAGCTTGTGATCCGTTTACCCAACCTGCAGCACCGCCACCACCAGCAATAACAAGATAGGTAATGGCAGGAATACCGCCATTAAACATACCGTATCCTCTAGCAGAAGCAATAGCTCTTCGTGATATTAAAGGCATTACTTATCCTTAAGCAAACTGTGATTGTGATGCTAATACTGTATAAGTAGCACTAGCTGTTTTAATAATTGTATATGTATAAATATCTACACTAGATGCATTACCTGATGTAGGTGCTGAACCACCTTGCCATTTTGGTGTAACAGATGTTCCATCAATAGTTACTGCATTATTGTAGTAAGGTGTAGAGCCATTGGTATTCATAAATGCCACTGTAATGGCTTGTCCTGTAGACATTGCAGTATTTAATGATGTACCACTTGATGCTCTAAAATTAATTGTAAAATTAGCTGCAGCAGAGCTTGTATAATAAAGTACTGATTGTGTTGTAACATCAAAGTTGATTGTTCCTGTTGCTGCTGTTGCGGATACAGTCACTAGCTCTGTAGCATTGGTAAATACGCCAGATAAATTACTTGATGTACCAGTAAATGTTGGTGTTCCTGTATAGTTTGGACTACCTGCAATAATGCCTGTAATAGTTCCACCAGTAATGTTAACATTATTAGCATTTTGTGATGACATAGTGCCTAATGAACCAGTTGCATTTGTTACTGCTGTAGCTACATAGGCTGTTGTAGCTAACTTAGTAGAATTATCTCCCGCTGTTTGAGTTGCTGTGGTAGCAGTAGAATTAATAGTTAAAGTATTAGATGAATTTGTACCTATCGTTCCGTTACCCGTAGCACTTAATGTTGTAAATGCACCTGTTGAAGGGGTTGTAGCACCAATTGTTGTACCGTTAATTGTACCGCCTGTAATAACTACTGCGTTTGCATTAAAGTTTGTAGCATAATAAAAATTAGTACCATCTGTATAAACCCAATATGATAGTCCATTAGGTATAGTTACTGTAGTACCAGAACCAGTAGTCATAATAATATTATAACCGCCTGAAGTATTGTTATTAATAATATATAGTTTTGAAACAGCTGGAGCCGTAATTGTACAGTTACCTGTAATAGTTCCTGTAAATATAATAGCTGCACTTCTTGCTTGGTCAAAAGCGCCATTTACAGTTGTTAAAGTATATGCAGTTAAACCTGCAACGGATATTGAATTTACACCCGCAATGGCTTCTTCAATAACAGTACCTAAATTGATGTTTGTAGTTGTACCCCAGGTACCAGATTGGTCACCTGTTGCCATAAGGTTAATACGTAAGCTGGTTGAATAGGTCGATGCCATAAAAAATCCTTAATCTAGTTATTTATATTGTATCATATTTAGGGTTGTAAATCATTGATAATTGTCCAGTTTGGGTTTTGTGAGTCGTTACCTTTTAAACCATAATTACTAAATACATCTTTTTTTAATGCGTCTGGCACGTTACGTACCAATGAGGTAGAGATCGTACAGAGATCTTTTAGTGTTACACTTCTTGTTTGGCCGGGTGTTATTTTTGGGTTGGGTAATTCAGCAGCAGGTACGCCATTAGATAGATGGAGTAATCCTAGTAATAGTAGACCTGCTTTTGTGGAATCAAACATTATTTACTCACTATTTGTTTATAGTTTCTACTGAATTATTGTCATCAATAACTGTGACGCTATATTGAGCAGATTTAATAATCTGATCTTTAGAGTCAACTTCTAGTATTTTCCAAATAAAATTAGCCATTGTTGTCTGCTGGTTCTGGCGTGTTGCCTTGTTCAATCCATGCTAAATATGCTTGGTAGTCTGTGTTAGCTGAATCAAATGGGATAAAAGCATTATCTTCTAATCTAATAACAGCGTTTGCAATA